ATTCTGCCGGATTAGCTACTTTATAATGACGTACAAGTGCTTCATTGTGTAAGTCCGGGGATTTAATACCTTCTAATAGAACATTCGCCGCGAATTTAGATTCGTCCATAATAGTTTTACCTTTTTTATCGGTAGTACTACATTGTTTACGAAGTCGCATAAAGTCTTTAGCTGTTAATGCTTGTAATGTGATTTCAAAGTTTGTATTAGCTTTTTTAGATAGAGATTCAACTACATAAGTAGAAGTTTCTCTAGCTGTTAAAGTTTCAATGTCTTTAGATAACAAAGTATCTACTAAGTTAATTTCCGCCATGTTATATATTTCCTTTATCTTTTATTAAAAAGAAAGAGGCTTATAAAAATAAGCCCCTTTTGAAAAAATCTAAATAGATTCTGTGATTTCAAATTCTGAGAATGTAAAATTATAGGAATCTTCCCCAACCTTACCGGCTTCCCAGTCAATCAAGTTAAGAGTATCAAAAGTAGCATCACGGATAATAATTCTTTCTTCGCCAATGGAATTAGGGTCTCTTAATTTGGATTCAATCGTAAATACTGGTTGTTTACCTTCCTTAATTTCATCGACCATAGCTTTTAAGAAGAAGCTATCTACTTTGTGTAATTTGATAGAACCTTTACACGTCATACTCATTACTTTATAGCCTTTAGTAAGGCGCTTAATGTGTTTGATTTCTGTTTTATCTAATGTTACTTGTGCTTTAAGGGAAATGACTTCCGCTAGATAGTGAGAATTAACCCATACTTCGCCATGAGTACCATTGATAACTTGATAATCTTTATAATCTTGCATATGTATTAATTCCTTTTATTAAATATGGATAGGCAATTTAATTGTTTCAATAGCATCAAGTAAAGACATTTCCGCTGTCAAGAAGACATTATCGCCAATGTTTTCGTACTTAATGTCAATTTCTTTCATTTGTTTTAATTCTTCTTTTGTCTTGCGACCATTCTTCATGAGATAAACTTTAGTCGCTTCTACGTCAATAGAACAATTATTTTTACCTTTTTCCGCTAGCGAAGCTGCTTCCAATTCTAAGAAGTAGCCGTTAATAGCTGTAATAAGTAAACAACGATTATCATAAGAGTTAGCATATTTACCTAAGTAATTGTCTTCTGCCGTTTTCTTAATATCGTCATGTACCATATCCATTAATTCTACTAGCTTAATTTTTTTGAAAGACTTGCCTTTATCTTGTACTGTAGTTACATAAGAATTAACGCCGCGCGCTACTTTAATTTTTTCGCCGTCATCGAATACAACAAATTCGCCGTTATCAATACGGCTATCTAGTGTTTCCCGATCTACAAATTCTACGCCTGTAACTTCTGGCAATGGTGCGAAAGTACAAGCGATAGTAGCAGGAGTACCGCAAATTAAACCGGCGATACGTGATAAGTATTGTTGACCTGTGTATTTCTTAGTTTTAACTTCGAAGTATTCATTTGTTACATTAATAATACCTTCATTATCGGCTGCTGTTTTATAAAGTACAGCTTTTACTTTATTATCTTTTTGTGTACGCTGCGCCTTAATCCAGGTTGCAATAGTAGTAGATTCTTCAGTAGTTGCTTCTGGGTATACTAAATAAGTAAATTTAAGCGCTTCTGCTGCTTTAAGTTTTGCGTTAATATCTGCTGTTCTACCAGTTTTAGGGAACGCTAATACTACAATCTTATAAGGTGTAGTTTGATAGCCAATTAAAGCCAATTCAATTTGTTTCTTATTGTCTTCGGAAAGTGTTTCCGGAATATCGTCATTGTCAAATACAGTATATTTGGTAACGGCTTGAACGCTTGCATCATTCAACAAAAGAAGAATAATACCACGTTTAGCGGATTCAATGGCTGCGATTCCTTTTTCTTTAAAGTATACGCTAATTTCTGGTAAGCCCATTATTTATACCTTTCTTGTAAATGTAATGTATTAATTATTTCATATTCAGTAGTAGACGGAGCAATATCAAAGTATGTAACATCGAAGGAGAACAAAATAACATCGCTGTCTTCCCCGTCTATTTCTGCGTGTAGATTTTCAGTCAATAAAAAATGTCTTTTATTTGAAAGATAAAAACCATATGTAAAATCAGTAAATAATGTATCTTGAATAGCGTACAAGTCTTCTGCTAGGAGTGTACCTTTTTCGGCGAAGAATGTTACATAAATAGATACATTGTTTTTATGATAGGTATAATTATCTCTATTTGTTGTGCGGATTGCCTTTAGGAAAAAACAAGGCGACTGAAAACCTTCTTTAGTTTCATCAAGGTAGATAGGATAATTAAAGGATTCCGCTAATTTAGCTTGTACAGCTTGTAATATATCTAGCTGATTCATTATTTACCTTCTATCTTCTTCTTCAATCGCTTAACCATAGATTCTAATTCTGTTGGAACTACAGTACGTCCAATTTCTTTAGTAGTAGAATCTATAAAATGTTTTCCTTGAACAAAACCTACTGTCTTACCGCTTTTAGATACAATTCTATGACCTCTATCAACTAAGCCAATATGTGGCGCTGTATTATATACTTCTGCTTGTAAGTTGGTTAAATTTGTACCAGTTACGCGCTTTTTCCAGGATTTTTTTAGTTTCTTTTTGTGGTCTGTATCTGATTCCGGAGTTTTTTCTGCTAATTCTTTTTTTAGGGCTAGTCCGGTACGATTTAAAGCCTTTTCTGCTTCGACTGGGTATTCTGCAATAGCATCGGCTATATTGTCTATTAAATCGTCTATATTTAAAAATTCAATACTCGCCATTATTTTGTACCCCTTGTTTTATCGTTTGTGCTGTTACCACGGCTTATAGATTCTGCCAGGATTTCTAAAGATTCCATATCATCGTATGGATCAGTTATACCAATGATACGATAGACTTTATCTTTAAATTTAATAGTCATATTCGCATCAAAAGTAACTTTCTTTGTATATCTGATAACAAATTTAACCTGGTCTATATTCTGAATAATATTATTTGTAGCCTGGTCTGCACTTCTGACCGGATATACCGCCGTCCAACATTTATAAAAGGGTACATCTTGAACAGTAGAAAAGCCTTTAGGCGTTGTAGTGTTTTGTTTTTTGTAAAATGTAATACGCCTATTTAATCTTCCAGGGTTTAATATCATGGTTACACCTCTTTATATATAGAGTTGTACTTGATACTAATAAGCATATCTGTTATAGAGTGAGGATATTCACCAATTACAGCAGATTTATTAGCTAAATTTCTATTTGTGTACCAATGGGAGATAAGCAATAACGATAGCTGCCCCATTAAAGGGTAACTATCGTCATATTTCTTTCCTGTGGTTGCTTCGATATAGCCAATAGACGCATTAATTAATTGTTGTACTTCTGTATCTTCTTCATCTGTATCTATACGAAGATACAATTTAACATCGTCAAGCGTCATATGTTAAATCCTTATTTTTTATTGATAAATACTAAGCCGTTAGCGTCGATAACTTTACCGTCAACTAAAGCGATAGAATCATATACTTTTTGACGTGTAGGATTGTCTGTATAAGTGTATAGATCTACTTCGTAAGATGTATTAAGCATATATTTGGATAAATCAAACAATACAGCTACTGTATTAGTAGCTACTGCTGCGTCAAAGTCTGGCAATGCATCTGTTAATACTACTTCATGACCTAAGAATTTATATTGAGGGGATTGTACAATACCGGAATTAATAATAGGTTGACCGTTTTTATCTACCATTGTAGCGAAGTTAAGCGCTGTGCCTTCATTCATAATAAATACAAAGTCTTTTTTGTAAGCAGAAGGTACGGCTTTTACTGCTTTAACCAATGTAGCATAGTCGCAAGCTGTAGCGTCTACTTTTGCTACTGCTGTAGCTGCTGTAATACCTGTAGGTTGACCAGTACCAGTACCAGAAATAATAGCTTTTTCAAGTGCTTTCCCCATTGCTTCAACTACATTTTTAACTAATGCAGCTTCAAAAGCGGCAAGGCTGCGTACGTCCATTTGGAAAGATACGCCGGCGTTACAACGTAATTGATAAGCAGCGAATACTAGGCTACCAGTTACCATTTTTTGAGAATCGCCTTTAGCGTCTTCATTTTGCCATACGGCTTCAAAACGTGTAGCAGAAGTTGGAACAGTTACGCCAGCCGGATAAGATACACGGCGTACACGTGGCAAAATATCGCCGTATGCTTCCAATTTCAATACGATTTCATTAAGTACAGTTGTAGGGATTACAGCGGCATTATCTGCTGTTACGGAAGTAGCTGCTGCGCGGAATTCTGCCGGAATTTCTGTACCTTTTGTAACATATTCCATAAATGCAGAACGATATTCGATAGATTCAAGATTCATTGTATTCATGTTTTCTTTTTCCTTTAAATTAATTGAATTTCCTAAGTTATTGTTTTGTTCTAGCTGTTTAGCAATTTCTTCACGGGCGCGTAATTCTTCGGCTTCTGTGTTTAAAGCTGCTAATTCAGTTTGAAATGCTTTTAAAGTTTCCATGTCTGCGCCTTCAATAAGACTACGGATTTCAACTTTACGGGCATTAATTTCTTCAATTCGTGCCATTATGTGCCTTTCGTCTTTTAAAAAAAAGATAATTAAATAATAATAAAGTGCTATCTTTTAAATAGCACTAAATAATAGATATTAACCTTCTAATATATAAGCGAATTAATAGCTTAAAAGTACGGTTTTTAATGCTTCTTTTGCTAGGTTAGCTTCTGCTTCTTCTTTGGCTTTATCGAAGTTTCTGTAAATGGCTTGTACGTTTGTTTCACTATATGCCGGGAAGTCAACTACAGATACATCTTTAATGGTCTTAATGGCTTCGATATGACGGATATTCCCTTTATAGGAATCTTTGTCTACGATAAAGCCAAAGGACATTTTAGAAATATCACCGCGTTTAATCAATTCATAAATATCACGTCCAATAGTTGTATTAGCGATAGTGGCTTCAATGTATAAGCCAATATCATCTACTTTAACTGTTAGCGTATTATTTGATGTACGGGCTAATAATTGCGTCTTATCATCGTGATTATAGCGAAGTACAATGTCTGTTAAATCGCAATTAGCAAGGGCTTCTTTTCCGATGATTTCATAATATTTAATCCCGTTTTGTTCCCCTATCAATGTAGGGCTATCAAATACTAAAGCATAACCGGCTATAAACATATCTTCTTTTGTTTCTAAAATAGATTCTTCTGCGCTTCTGATTTCTAACATTGTGTATTATTCCTTTTCTTTATTTAATTGGTATTCATCTGCTTTAGCAGCGTTAATGTAGTTAAGAGATACTAAGCGTTTATCCCCGTCTTCTACTGGCGATAGATCAAATAATTCTCTTGCTTCGTTTGTAGTAAGCAACCCTAAAGCGCCTAATTCTTTAATCATAGATACTTTATTAACTGTAGATGCATAAGTAAGACGATTAGAATTAAAGTCGATGATATTGCCGTATTTTCTTTCTTGTTCTGTAAATACCTTAGCTGTAAATTCTTGAGATAATTGAATTTTGATAGTTTCTATAATGGATTCATAGAACGCTTGCCATTCTACTTCTGTATAATTGCCAGTTACGATAGATTCAGTTAATCCAAAGTAAGAATATACTTCTGATTGAAGGTATTTTAATTGTGCATCTTCTGCTGATTCTACTTTATTAGTAATAGGTACAAAGTCAGTACTGGAATCTACAGCAGCTATACCGCCTGTATCATTTGTAAAAGACATAAAATTATTAGCGAATGTTTTGGCTTGTGTTATCCAGTTTTCTTGTCCTACATTCCCTTTAATTTTGAGAACGCCAGATAATTTCCCGGAATTTTCTACCTTGTTAGAAATACTTTGTCTTGCTTTAAAAAGATTAGTTAGCGTTTCTTTCAATGGCTGATACGCGTCTTGACCTAAAAAATCATGGGTAGAAAAGTTTCTTCTGATATGGATAATATCGCTATAAGGTACTACGATAGTTTTACCAGTATAGAAATTAAATTTTAAGTACAGAACATTATTTACTTCTTTTAATTCGCAAGTAGCAAAATCAATAGGATAAAAGCCGTTGATATTCCCTGTATTATCTTTCTGTAAATAGATAAAAGAGTTACCATAATACAATAATTGGCTAGTCATTTTATACAAGAAGTCTGATGTACTCATATAGATATTAGGTCTTGAACCTAATAAGTCATTAATTTTAGTATTCTGTAAATGTCTTCCGTTTTCGTCCTTGATAATATGTACCGGCTTTAATTTAGAAATATGTCTAGCTATTGTATCTACGCAAGCCCTAACTGTTAAATCGTTATAGATCTCTGAATTGTAGTTAGTGATTAGGCTATTGAATGAATTAATTAGCTGCGCATTTTCTAAATTAACTGGTGCGCGGTTGTTATTACCAAAGATAGTAGATAGTAAATTTCTAAATTCCATTATTTACTTACCTTTCTAACCTTTTTCTTAATAGATGAATAAATAGCTTTGAATAGATACATAACTAAAGCCACTACAATAAATAGGCTTCCTAATATCCATTTCAAAACATAATTAAAGAAGATATATGCAGCGATGCAAAATACCATAATATTAAATACTGTTTCCATGTGATAAAATTCCTTATCTTTTAATTAATAGATAAATTATCTAAAAAATCATTCGTTTCTATAATATGTTTTCCTATTTCTTCTACTACGTTTACAGTAACAGCATTTCCGGCTTGTTTATGTAATTGACTAGGAGAAGTAACTGCTGCGGCTGCTTCATATTGTGCATCTGAAAAGCCTTGTAAACGCCAGCTTTCTAAAGGTGTTAATCTTCGAATACGAATGTTTTGGCCATCATTAACTTTATATAAGCCAGTGCCTGTACTACCTCTAGCCATAAGAGTGCAACTTATACCTTCTGCGTCGTAAACTCTTTCTGTTTGATGACCGGGGATAATTTGTCTAAGGCTTGCTTCATTTTCTTTTCTGGTAGGTAGTAATTTTCGGGCGCGTGAGTTTCCATAATATCCAACAAGGTACACGCGTTCTCTACTTTGTGGAACGCCATAGTTTTTTGAATTATACACTTTCCATTCGATACAGTACCCTCTTTCGGCCATTTCACTAAGTACGATAAAGAATCCTCTTCCTTTGTCGATTGATAGTAAGTTTTTAACATTTTCAACGATAAGCCATTTGGGTTTATTGTTGGATTTTTCGCATTCGTCAAGAAGTCGCATAACTTCGAAGAAGAGTCCGGATCTAGTACCGTCTTTAATTCCTTTTTGACTTCCGGCGATTGAGATATCTTGACATGGGAATCCAAACGTCCATAAGTCTGCTTTTGGTAAGTCTTTTCCTTTAATTGTTCTAATGTCATTGTTAAAATATAGTCCTTCTGTATCATAAATAGCTTTATAGGAATTTTGTGCGAATTTATCAAATTCACAATAACCAATACACTTCATACCGGCTTTTTCTAGTCCGGTATGAAATCCACCAATACCGGAAAAGAAGTCTAAAAATTTCATCTGCTTTTTTTCTGTTTTCATCATATACCTTATCTATTAAATAAAAGATAAAATTAATAGGATAGATTCATATAAGAATATTCTTCTTGATTATTTAGATAAATGGTATAGGCGTTTAATATAGCAGCGAAGCCGTCAATTCTAATACCATTTTTATTCCTATTTTTTGCCGGCTGAATATTGCCGTTAATATCTGTATCGGCTTCTACGCAAGCTAAATTCCAGATTGTAATAGGATTGTTATTATAGTTAATTAATTTGTCTTCTATGTCATTTTTGATACGCTGCATAGGGATTGAAAGCGTTTTCTTCCCTTGCCTTACTTCTTCGCAAATATCTTTGCCATATTGCATTTGTAATGCTTCTGTTAATTGTGCGCTACCCCATGTATCGTAGCCATATTTAAATGGAAATACGCCATATTTTTCTTGCATTTCTATATACCATTCAAGAACATCATTACTATTGATATTTTTACCTTTAGTTAGTCTTATAAGTCCTTGATTATACCAGGCTGTATATGGCTTATTATCCCTGGCTTCATATTCTGCTAGTCTATCTTCTGGGATAAAATACATGGATTTTATATAGATTTTGTTGCTAGATTCTTTCTTAAACAACATACAAGCGGAAGTTAAGTCTATTTGTTGCGATAAATCCCAACCGCCTATATAGTAGCAATTTCTCATATCTTCCATATTAAATGTATCTTCATTGATGATAGTATCTATGTCAAAATATGCAGTATTGCCATTTACTGGAATATTGAAGTCTTTACATAACAGATTAGGCAATAATCTATTATCTTCTTTGGCTGCTTGTACTTTATGTTCCAGATAGGATATTTGTTTAGATACACCTAAATTAGGATTCGCTTTTATCCATGCTTCGTAGTGATCTATCTCATTTCTGTTATCCAATTCATAAACGATTGGTAGAACTGTTACATCTGTATAATCTTTTTCCAGGAATCTATTAATAATTCGGGAACACTCATCATATTTCAAGTCATAAATATTATCCCTAATCATACCGGAAGTAGAAGTTATTATAGATAATGGTTGTAACCTGGCTGACATTCCGTCTACTAGAACGTCATATAGATTTTTGTCTTTTATGGCGTGTAATTCATCTATAAAACTAGCGTGTACATTTAAGCCGTCTAATGTATTTGATTCAGAAGACAAAGGCTTAAAAGTGCCTTCGCCTATATCGCATTTGATTTCATTAATATATATCTTAGAATGGCGCTTTAATTGAGGTGATTTATTAACCATTTTCTTGGCAGATTCCCATATAATTTTTGCCTGGTCTTTCTTCGTTGCTGCGCTATAGAGTTGTGCGCCGGCTTCTTTATCTGCATATAGAAGATATAAAGCAATAGCTGAAGCTAGAACAGATTTACCATTCTTACGGGCTACGATTAAAATTAATTCCCTAAACTGCCTATATCCAGTCTTTTTATGTACGAATCCAAATAAAGCAGATAATAAGGCTTTTTGCCATAATTCAAGAATAAAAGGTTTACCGGCTAGTTTTCCTTCGCCGTGCTTACAAAATGTTTCTATAAAGTCTATGACGTGTAAGGCTTTTTTATTATCGTACTTGTATTCAGATTGTTTATCTTTTAAATGATAGACTAGATATTCATATACAGCAGCTACTTTTTTAGATGTAACAATTCTTCCGGCTTTTATTTCTTTGTGGTACTGCTGTATATAATTCATGGCGTACCTCTACTTCTTAGCTAGGAAAGCCGTCAAAGAATCTTCTATATCTGATTGTCTTTCTGAAGGCAATAAGCCAATTAGATTTTTAATGACTGTATTATAGCTTCTAATCATATTATTGTAGACTTTAACCGCTGAAGATTCTTTAATACCAGATTGATTAGCGCCGTTTTGATATTCTTCCGTACAGCCATTTAATAATATATCTTGTTGAAGGCTTAAAAGTGTAACGTACATAAAGGCTGCGTTATCTATTAATCCTTGTGCTACAGCGTAACCAGTATCATCTAGTAATGGCTTAAAAATCTTCTTCATGCGGGTAATTTCTTTTTTTAGTTGTTTTTCTCTAGTATTTTCTGCCATGTTTTATACCTTTTCTGAAGATAACCAATCATAAGCAATAGATACAGTAGCATTATCTGTAGTATTAGATAATGTGTATAGTGCGCAACTGTGCGCCTTAAATAATGTATCTGCAATCGTAAAAGAAATGGTTTTAGTTGTTCCGTATCTTAAATCATTCATGACCTTTAAAGCGTCTTCTTCTTTTAAAAAGATAAAAGATATATACTGGTCTGAATTATTAATATGTACGGAATCAATCTCATAAACTAATCTTTTAAATAATAGAGAAATATCTGTGTATTTATTTTTTTTCATTGTATTTCTTCTGCATTAATTCAATAAGAGTTTTCTTGTTGATTGTCTGACTAAAGTCAGTTTTATAAGGCGGCATATTAGAAGTTTCCCATTTCTTATTTGATAGATTGTACTTCTTCCAGGTTAAATCTTTTTCCTTTGGATATGGAAGACTATCAAATAATACATGGGATACTATTTCTTTCTTCTGTTTATGGTTGCCTAATATATATATATACTTGAATTGATGTCCTTTGTATCGATCTATTCCATAATCTTTTTGTTGTTGGATTGTAGGACGGATAGAAATTCTAGTATCGTTATCATCTTTTTTAAATAAATCCCTTGTTTGTCTAGGGTGAATTTTGTAGCCGTCAAATAAGTAAATATCGGAATTAGATTTTCCGGCGTACATAAAATTAGACGCCTGGTATACATAACCGCATTTACCTAACATTCCGTCTGCCCAGGTGAATAATACTTTAATAGGTATATTATTCTTAATCCATTTAATAGCAGCCTTTAGCATTTGACTTTCTGAATTTTTTGGCATGGAATCAGTCATACACATTCTGCCTATTTCTAAATAATCAGATGTATCAAGGTTATCGAATAGAAGTTGTATAGTATGCTTCGGACGTGTTCCATATCCTAATGTGATACAGCCTACTAATTCTGTATCAAGAAAGCAGCCTAAGAAGTATTTATTAATCTTTGGTAAGGTATATTTGAATAATGGTACTTCTGTATCATTTCTATAGCTGTTTCTTTAGGTATTTCGTTAATTGTAAAGTTGTATTTCATAATTATCTATTAAAAAAAAGACTACACCTTCAAATAAAAAGTCCTTTTTATGCACGAAAAAGAGGGCGCCGGTCTTCCGTCAAAATATTTTTTGAACAACAAACGGGGGGAGTATTCAAAATAATTATCTTTTATTAAAAAGAC